ATTAACTATATTAATACAAATATATAAACAAAGATTCAATTACTAAGCTCAATTATATTTATCATCTCAAATCTAGAAATCAATTATTAGACTTTTTACTTTTTTATATCTGCTAGTAAATCTCAAATAAAACTTGATGTCTCGAATCTCAAAATTTTCCAGAACGTTTGATGAATGACTATAGGCAATATCATTTTTGGAAAAATCTGGAAATTAGGATTTTTGAAATATTACATATATCTGCTAGTATTAAAATAAAACTTGATGCTTCGATTCCAAAAATTTGCCAGAGTAAAAATCAATCAATCACTAGCAGATATGGCTCAAGGAGGAGATTCACAACAACAAGAAATTACTAGTTTCATTAAAGGAGCAGATGAACTTAAAATATTTAAATCACCTGATTATCTTGCGGAATTCCAAGTTTATGATATTGTAGTTGAAGGTGACGAAAGTCATTATGAAGTAACAGAAAACTTTCAAGAAGATGTAATTGAGGTGTATGATACTAGTTTAACAACTATTATGAATTTAACAGATACTTCTGATAATATTCAAGATATTTTAAAATGTAAAAGTATTGCTCATATTTTACACGGATTTGGTATTACAGGTGATATAAGATTTTACGAATATTGTATAAACTATGAAGATGAAGATCAAGAAGTCGATTATCGAGATTTTAATGTTGAAGATAATTTATAAAATAAAATTTGATGCTTCGAATCTAAAAATATGCCAGAGTAAAAATAAATCAATATAATATATAAATATGAATTTTCAAAAACCGTTTTTAAAATGGGTAGGAGGCAAGACTCAGATAATTAATGATATAGTGTCCAGAATTCCAAGTGATATGAATAATTATCACGAAATATTTTTAGGAGGTGGCAGTGTTTTGTTAGCTGTACTAGAACTTGAAAAACTAAAAAAAATAAAAATTAAAAATAAAATTTATGCTTATGATATTAATAAAGATTTAATTAATGTTTATAAAAATATTAAATATAATAAAGATTTATTGTTTGGAATTATTAATTATTATATAAATGAATTTAAAAAAATTAAAGGCGATATAATTAATAGAAAACCTGTTAACTTACAAGAAGCTAAAACCTCAAGGGAAAGTTATTACTATTGGTTAAGAAAACGATACAACACTATAGACAAATATAGTGTCGAGTGTTCTGCTTTATTTATGATTATAAATAAATTATGTTTTAGAGGACTTTATAGAGAAGGGCCTAACGGATTTAATGTAGCTTACGGACATTATAAAAAATTACCTTGTATTATTACTAAAAATAATTTAGATAAAATAAGCAAATTAATACAAAAAGTTGAATTTATTAATATGGGTTTTGAACAATCTATAAAAAAAGTATTGCCCGGGGATTATGTATATTTAGACCCGCCTTACGTCCCACTACCCGGAAGTAAAGGTTTTGTTAAATATGTAAAAAAAGGTTTTAATAAAGAAAAACATGAATTATTATTTACCGAAATTAAAAATTTAAACAATATTAAATTTACTATGTCTAATGCTAAAACTGATTTAGTTATTGATAATTTTAAAAATTATCATATAATTAAAATTTGGGCTAAGAGGAAAATAAATAGTAAAAATCCTGGAAGTAAAGCCAGGGAAGTTATTATATATAATTAAATTATTAGACTTTTTACTTTTTTATATCTGCTAGTATTAAAATAAAACTTGATGCTTCGATTCCAAAAATATGCCAGAGTAAAAATCAATCAAAAGCAGAATATTATGTCAAGAAGTGGTAGTATTTACTTTTATAATTTTATTTGTCCCGTATGTGGATTTAATTCAGACGCTAAGAGTGAAAGACATTTAAAACTTATAGGCAGACTACATTGTAAAAAAACAGGATGTAAACTTACTCACGGTATGAATCATCTAGACCCTATTAAATTAAAACAAGAAAAAAGAACTATAATTAATTTTAACGATTTAGATGCCTTGGCATTACAAAAGGTAAATAAAGAATGGACTGAAGAACAAAAAGTATTATATGAACTTATGGTTAAAAATTAATTATTAGACTTTTTATAAAATAAGAGGAGTTATTATAAATATAATTAAATTTAATTATTAGACTTTTTATATTTTTTTTATGTTTTCAAAAAGTTCGATAATTAATTTTCTAAGTCTGACGGTTTCAGAAACATTCAACTTAGAAAACAAATATATTATTAATAAGAAGTATATATTTAATAAGAATAAGTATATATTAATAAGAAGTATATATATATATATATTGTTTTATAAAAAAATAAAAACTCAAAAGATTTGTTTTCTAAGTCGAGTGTTTCAGAAACTCTCAACTTAGAAAATAAATTATCGGACTTTTAAGATTTATACTGAATTTGATCTTATTTTTAATTTAATATTTAAATCTGGGTATTCAATCTCTTTCTTCACTGTATACAATCTATTATATAAATATTTACCTCCCCGCTTGACCTTACGTTGTACAGTTTCAAAATTCCTTTTTATGACCTGAGTCGCAATTAATCTTAAAATAAATGATAACATTTTAATATATATTTATAAATTTATAAATATTAAAAAAAAATTTGATGCCTCCATTTATAAAATTTATATATATTAATAAATAAAAAAAATGGTAGATATGAGTTTTATGTTCATTCCTATACAAGGATACCCTAACTACATGATTTGTAAAGAAGGCTTAATAGTTAACAGACATGCTAAGTTTATATATGGTAAAAAAGAAACTATTTTAAAAAAAGATGGGACTTACCTTCAATATAGACGAATACTTTTATATAAAAATAAAAAACCGAAACATTTTTATTTACACAGATTATTGGCTATCCATTTTATACCTAATCCAGAAAACAAACCTTGTGTAGATCATATAAACGGAAACGGTCTTAACAACAACCTCAATAATCTTCGGTGGGCTACTTACTCGGAAAATAGTAAGAATAGAATATCAAAAGGTTATTGGATAACTAAAATTAAACGAGGAAAGAAAAAATGGGTAGTTAAATATCGAATAGATATTAATAATAAAAATAAGATAAAAAGCAAACATTTTAAAACTGAAGAGGAAGCCCAAGAATACGCTAATAGCCGTACCTTTCCATTACAAAGAGACCATCACGGAATATTTTATGATTAAACTTCACCGGTCACTTCACCAGTTTCTTCTTCTTCTATATCTTCTTCTTCATTATTTTTTAATTTATCATATAGAGGTGATATTATTAATTCAAATAAAGAATTATATTTACATTTACTACTCGCAAGTATTTCTGATAATCCAGTAGTTAATAATAATAATATATTAACTACTAAACTTATTAAAAAAATCGGGTCCGTTTGATAAGTATGCTGACTAGTTTCAACATTCTTAGTGTTTGATAAAATTTCAGTATTATTTTCATTCATTATATTATATGCGATTAAAATATTATTTTATTCATGTTTTTAAACTTAAAAAAGTTCATAAAGAATTACTAGGGAAAAATAAAAATAAACTTTCAAAAAAAACATCTTGGTTTAAAGCTCTGTTTGGATATTAGAATTTCCTTTTAAATTATTGCTACTGAATAAATCTTTAAAATTTAAATTTTTTACAAAACTCAACCAATTTGTAGATTCACTTGTTTGTTGAACTTTTTCCGAACCGTCAAACATTGTTAACCTAGATACTGCTTCTTGTTTATTTTGTTCAAGTCGAGTATTAGCCTCTCTTTCAATTTCAAGTATGACAGACTCTAAAGCTTCTTCATTATCAATTTGTGGATTCATTTTTTTAAACAAATTTAATCTTTTTCTTAATCTAATTTCATTATTTAATACCTTATCAAGAGCAACGGGGTTGATTTCAGAATGTTTTTTTAAAAATTCATCTCGATTAAAATTATATAGAAAATCATTTTTTGATTCTGCTGTTTCAACTTTTATCTCACCTCGCTTAACCGCAATTCTTAAATATTTTTGATATAAATTAAGGGAGTGAGCACTTTCTTTACTTAAAAAAGTTCCTTTTACTTTTTTTAAACTATTAAAAAAATTAGACTCAAGACCGACTTCTTTCCAGCCCTTTTGATATAAAATAAAATTATTTTCTTCCGGGTTATATAAAGTTGTTCCGACTTTTCCTACTAAATCATTATAAATATAATAATTTTTATATAATCCGTTTTTTAAAGTTGTCCTGTATAAATCCAATTTATCACTTAAAATACATGCCGGAGTTGCGAAACCGACGAAATGAATTTTATTATTATATCTCCGTCCTATATTTAATGCCAATAAATTTCCTACTGCTGAACCTAATGAATGCCCTGAGATATAAACATCTTGATTATCTTTTAAAATTGATTTTAAAATTCTTATTATTTTTGTTGCTCTTGTTTGAAAAGTCCCGTAAAAATTTGTCGCCCAATCTCGTTTAAAGCCTTTTTGAAAAGGATCAGTTTTTGAACCGGCAACAGCCAAAGATAAAATTGTATTTTCAGGATTTTTAATTAATATAAAATCACGGTCAGAATCTGTGAAATATTCTGGATTATTAATATTAAATTCTCGAGCTAAATTATTTTCTTCAGGTAAATTAATTTTAAATAATTGATTAGGGATTTCAACTCGTCTTAATTTTTGATTTTCTATCGTTTTTTTAAATTCGCCTGTTGCTGTAACTTCTAAAGCTTCTTCCTTTACATCCTCGAAACTTATTGCGTTTATTTTATAAGATAGTTGTGCTAATTTTAAATATCTATAATCTGATATACTAGGTTTAACTTGCTCACCTAAATTTACATCTTTTTCGTGTACATCATTAATTGTTTCTTGTTCAAAATTAGGCATTTCATCATTTATAAAATGTTTTGAATCTAAAGTTCCAATAAAATTTTTTGAACCTAGTAATTCTGTTGCGTCCTCCATATCCTCGTATGAAAAATTATGATATTCAAACAATACTTTTCTATATCTAAAAGTTAAAGCTTCAAAAATCGTCCAAAATTGTTTTGATTTTGGATTTGAAAGTTTAAAAACTTTACTTTCCAATACAACTTCATCGGCCCTATCTGATAATATTTTTAATAAATCCTCCATTTTTAAATCATTCATATTAGGCGTATATAATCTCTGATCGAAATTTTGATGATAAGCCTGAGCTGATATTACAAACCTACTTATCTCTCTAAACTTTTCTTCTCTTGTCATAAACTTTGTATACTTTTCCATAAAAGGTTGTACCGTATCCTCCATATACTGTTCTTGCCATCCGTCCGGTCTTGCCGTTAAACCTAAATAGTCACTTGCCCTATTTAGTAAAGGTGTGTTTTTAAAACGTTTAAAAAATCGTGGTTTAAGTTCATTTTTTAAAAACATAATATTTTTGGAATTTTCAACAATTTTTCTTAAAGTTGCTTTTTCACCTCCTAAATTTAATGATTTGCCTATTGATAAATCAATTTTATCGATTTCACCTTGTTCATTTCTGTCTCTTAATCTATCGAGTTCACTTCTCTTAAAATAACTTGAAATTGTTGATAATATTATACCGGTTAAAGGAACAATTACCAAACTTGTAGGAATGAAGAATGGATCAATTCCTACCCAGGGATAATTTTCAATACCTCGTGAATCTATAAAGGGATTTTTTTTAAAAAAATTATAAGATTTAGGAAATATATCTTGAACTCCTGTACTAACTATTCTTGGAAAACCTTGAGGATTAAATTCATCAATTTCATTTACTATGCCAAATTTTGGAATTTCTGATGTTTTTATTCCCATAAGAGTTTTTTCAACTTTTAAATTTTCAAAACCTTCCGCATTAAAATTTGGAATCATACGATAAAATCTACTTTTAATATTATCAACATTAGCAATATTTTTTGCTAAATTACTTTCATAAAAATTAGCAAAATCCAACCGCGTTTTTCTTGTTTGAAATTCTCCAAATTGGGGATCAAACTCTTGATTTTGACTTGTAAGAATTTCTTGAGTTAATTGTATACCTTCATCTAAACTATCTAAATTTGGATTTTGAGGATCAGTTGAAGGAAGAAATAATTTACCAAGAGTGTTAATACCTATTGCTCCAGAAATATAAGGAGCAATCCCTGCTCCAAAATAATCTCGTAATATATCTAAATTTGATTTAGGTAAATCTTGCTCAACATCAATATCACCTACAGGCATTTTTTCCCCTATTTCAGTTTCAGACTGTAAAATTTGTGTAGGATCATCTTCCCTATCCTCTTCTCTTATTTCATACTTTCGACCTTCAGGAGTAATAAATAATGTACGTGCCTTCCTTGACTCATCAAAAGGTATTAACACTCTCTCTATTACTTCCTCAGTACGTTCATTAATTACTTCATATGAAGTACCGTTAGGCAATTCTTCAAAAATTGGTGTACCGTCCTCGAAGTTCATCGCAAAATCACCGGTATTTAATTTACGTCTACCGTTTATAAATTTATTATATTCATTAAATACACGATTTGTCACGGTTTTCTTTTCATATAAATTTACTAAAAAACTTTTAACTGATTGTCTATTGTTAAAATTTCTTTCAACTCCGGGTATAAGTTTTTGTAAATCATCACTCACATGTAAAAAAATAGAATTAAAATTTGCCGATAAATCTTCATTATAAATAAAATTAATAATCGGTTCATAAAATTCGTTTAGTAATCCAAAATTATAGGGGAAAGGATGATCAATATATAATTTCTGTAATTCTTGAAAAATATTATCAATTTGCGTATTTGTTAAATTAAAAGTAGTATAAGGTATTGTATTTAAAATACGTGCTATAGTATTTTTTAATTTTTTTTCTTTCATATCTCTATTTCTTAAACTAAATATTGAACTTAAACTTAATACTAATAAGAATTTTAATTGTGTAATTGTCATTTTACCAGGGTCAAGTAAAGTCTTTGCTACTCTTTGTTTTACTGAATCATTACTATGTTTTAAATAAGTAGTTTCTATAACACCTTCTTCTTCATCTCTTAATATTACTCGTTCAGATTTTATTGTATTCATTAATAAAGAACTTAAAAATATTCCTCCTAAACTATCACTTGTATAACTATCATCAATTATATAATCAGCATCATCTTGTTCAATTACATTAGGATTTAGAATTAAAGGCACACTCGTTGAAACATTAATAAATTGATCATCTCCGTAAAATTGATATAAATCTTCTTCATTAGGATTTATATTATCGGTTAATACAGATAATAATTGATAAAAACTATTTTGTAAAATAGAATTTTCATCTAAAAAATTTTGTAATATTTTAGGATATTTATTAAATATATTTTTATAATATTGTTCAAAAGTTTCTGATTGGTGCTCAGGCATATATCTATCAATATTATATGAAGTTTTTAATCTGTCAAAATCATCGGAATCGAATAATTCGTTATCGGGTTTTTTTAAATTAATTTTTTTTGTTGTATTTTCAGGCATTTTATATTCATTTAATATTTGAGTCCGTTCATCTTCAACTTTTAAATTAACATCACGAATATCTATATTGTTTATAGGTTCTCCTTGTACTGCGACATTACCTTTAGAATCTCCTATATCTTTTGTAATTCCTAGTTTTCTTCTTTTAGTTTCCTGTTTACTTAAGACAGGTTCTTCAGGTTTTTTTGATATATTTTCAGGTTCTTCAGGTTCTTCAGGTTTATCTTTATTAATCAATTGTTCGACAATATCAGGCTTAGGCTCAGGTTCAGGCTCAGGTTCAGGCTCAGGTTCATAGACTTTCTCTGGAGACGTATTAATCGAATTTCTAAAATTAGATTTTCCGTTTTTTAAACCTATTCCGCCTCGATTATATAAATCGTCCGTAGTTATTTTATAATCTCCGTTAGAGAATGTCTTTGTAGAGGCATTATAATCTAACGGTCTAGATGTATCAACCTGTACTTCACCCGGGGGAACAGCATTTGTTAAATAAAATTTATTTCCTACTCTAACTATAAATGATAAATCAGATGTCGGGTCATAAATATAATCATACGGGCGTTCTTTAGGGAAAAAAATTTTATCACCCACATCATCACTATACGGGTAATCATTATTACTCTTAGTAGTAGCCATTATCTCTTCATCAGTCATGCCTGAGGCATATTTTGGTAAATTTTCATTTACTTTAACTTTTTTTTTGGCTTTACTAATATCTAATGGTACAAAATCCTTTGGAAGCTCTTTGGGTTTTTCTTTAGGTTTTTCTTTAGGTTTATCTTCATCATTTCCTATACTAGGTGTATTATTAATTACCTGAGTTGATCTTATAAATTGTGATTCACTAGATTTACTAGCTAAAGCCTTATCTAAATCTCCGAATAATTCTTGGTACTTTGGAGTATAGGGATCAATGCTGAAAGTGCCTAACAGCAATCGTTTAGAATTTTTATCGTATTTTACTTTTTGGTTAAAATCACTTCTCTTTAGATTAGAACTAACACTATTTGTATATTTTAGCTGTCCAGCGTTGTAAGCAATGTAATAAGTCTTCATATAAGGACCCGGCTTATATAAGATATATTTAATTCCGTTAACGT